CCAGCACCCGAGGGCTATTTTCAAACACAGGTCCGTGTGACCTTTGAATCCATCGAGGAACTCTGACCATGGCCACCATCCGAGGCGAATCCGGTTCAGTTGAATTTGAAACTGGCTCAGGCAGTCTTGCGACCGTTGTTGGCACCCGAAGCTGGAGCCTGACAACTACAAAAGAAACGCTTGACACCAGCGTCCATGGCAACACCTTTCGTCAGTTTGTCGGCAGTATGATCAGCGGCTCCGGCACTGTTGAGCTGGTTTATGACCCAGACGCAACCGGACAGGCCGCCTTTATTGAGGATGTGATCAAAACAAGCGATGCGGCAGATGCGTCGTTTGAGCTGTTCACAACCGGCACTACAAACGGCACTGACTCCCTTTCTTTTGGTGGAATTATCACCGACATGGAAATTAGCTCCACGGTTGGAGAGCTTGTGGTTGTTAGCTGCAGCTTTATCACCAGCGGCACTATCACTTCCAACCTGGAGTGAGGAGGCTATATTTAAGCGGCAAATGTGTTGCTTAAATGCCTGCTACTGCACGGACGGTTGATTTGCTGGTTGGGGCGTTTGATCTCAACCAGCGCCGTAAATTTGAGTTGAAAAACGAAAAGGGCGAAAAGGTTGTTGATCTGTACTTCAAGCCGATCACTCGCTCTGACCGCAAAAAAGCCCAAAGCCTGTCAGGTACTGATGCTGCTTTAGACATAAGCACGCAAATGCTTTGCCAAATGGCAGAGCTAGAAGATGGCACAAAGGCTTTCGCGGCTGCCGACGTAGAAAAGCTGCAACGCAAGCTGCCGGAATCGGTTCTGAATGAGGTTGAGCTGTTCTTGTTCGGACTAGGCGAAGAATCGGACCTTAACGACGCAAAAAACGATTAAGGCAGGACAAGTGGACTCTTTTTGAGTTTCACCTGGCCTGCGAGCTTGGCATGACAGTCAGCAGGCTTCGCACGGAGTTGACCGATGCGGAGCTTGTTTATTTTGCTGCGTTCTACGAGATCAAGAATGAGGAGCAGGAGAAAGCAATGGATCGCGCAAAAATGAAGCAGCGGTAAGATTAGGGCAGTGCTGAGGCGGTTGTGGCTAGGTCTTCTATTGAGCTAATCGTTGACGCTTCAAATGCCATAACCCCATTGAAGCGGGTTTCAGTCGAAACCAGCAAGCTGGAAAACGCTGTTCAAGGCACAAATCGTAGTTTAGACAGAGCAAAAGGCAAGTTCAAATCAGTAGGCCAAGGCGCAAAAACTGCGAGTAGTGGGGTTAAATCTCTTGTGGGGGCGGTTAAGAACTTAGCAATTGCCGCTGCTGCGGTCACAGCCGCAAAATTTATTTTTGCAAACACAGCAGAGCTTGAGAAGCAGACAAGAAGCCTAAAAGTTCTCACTGGTTCTTTGGATAGCGCAAAAGGAATTATCTCCGAACTACAGGCATTTGGAGCACTAACTCCATTCACAAGTACTGAGTTGATTGATACGGCTAAGCGTTTGAAGGCTTTCGGCGTGGAGACTACAAAGCTGGTTGATATTACAAAGCGGCTAGGGGACGTAGCAGGTGCAACTGGTGCAGATCTCGGGGGCATAGCAACAGCCTTCGGCCAAATTCAAGCAAAAGGCAAGCTCCAGACAGAAGAGTTGCTGCAGTTGCAAGAACGCGGCGTTGATTTAGCCAGCGTGCTGAAAAAAGAGTATAACTTGACCGGAGAGGAGTTTAGCCAAGCACTTCAAAAAGGGCAGATTAGTGCCGAGGCGGCAGAGTTTGCGCTTAAAAAATTGACTGATGTTGGTGGCACTTACGCGGATGGGGCCATTAGTCAATCAGATACTCTTTCGGGCAAGTTGAGCACTTTAGTTGATGGGGTGCAGAGGCTAGCGACAAGGATTGGCGAAGTCTTAGCACCTGTTCTCAAAGATGTTTTTGATCTTGCAAACGCCGCGCTCGCTCGAATAAATCAAGCCATAGCAGCAGGAAGCATTACTGATCAAACTAAGCAAGGTTTTAAGAAAACCGCAGAAGACTTAGTGAGTCAACAGGCGGGATTTTTGCCTGGTGGGGCTTTTGGGGCTGGCCAAGTAACAATCAGATCCACTGATCAATTCCCCGGGGTTTCACGAGAATTTACCGGGTCAGCCTCCAGTGTCGTTTCTCAAATTACAAACGAACTGATAAACCAAGAAGTTGCACGACTGGCCGCAGGCAACACACCAGCACTCCCAGATTCACCGATGACGCTTCCGCCTTTAAGGACTCCGAAAGACAAGCCTACCGGAGGCGGCGGCTCTACAAAGACATTGCGCGAGCAACAAGATATAAGTTTAAAAATGAACGAGTTGCTGATGAAGCAACAGCAGATTAGGTTCTCAACCAACGAAATAGCTAAATCACAAGTAGAGAGAGATATTCGCATTCTAGAATTAAAAGAAGGCCAATTAATGCCAATGGAAAAAGCACGCGCAATAGAAAAAGCTAGAAATGATAACTTGGAAAACATAGCAAATATTATGAGAGGAAAAATTAAATTAGCAGCCGAAAATAACAAGGTAAACTTGGACGGCATGAAGGCAGTTTTTGAGGAAGGCAAAATAATTGACACGCAATTAGAAAAGCAAGCGGAAAAAATGAAGTCCCTTTACAAATCGATTGGTGACACGATTTCAAGCGGGATTGTTGATTCCCTTACTGCTGCTGTCGAGGGCACCAAGTCGCTCGCTGAGGTTGCGTCAGATACTTTGAGGAGCCTTTCAAAAATACTTCTGCAATTTGGTGTGCAGTCACTGCTGGGCGGTCTTGGTGGCGGTAACCCAGGCAGCATTTTTACGCTCTTTGGCGGTGGTAGGGCTAGCGGTGGCACGGTTGCCGGGGGCCGGTCTTTCTTGGTTGGTGAGCGTGGCCCTGAACTATTTACGCCAGGCAGAACCGGCAGCATCGCGCCGAACAGTGCCTTGGGCGGGGCTAACGTAACTGTGAACGTCGATGCCTCTGGCTCTAGTGTTGAAGGCGATTCTGATCAGGCAGGACAACTCGGCAAGATGCTCGGCGCTGCTGTGCAAGCTGAGCTAATCAAACAGAAACGTCCTGGAGGCTTACTTGCATAATGGCAACCTTTCCCTCAATCACGCCTGCTTACGGGCTTCAAAAATCAAGCGCACCGTCAGTGCGGACTGTGCGTTTTGGTGATGGTTACGAACAGAGGCTCACGTTTGGGTTGAATCAAAATCCAAAGGTTTACAGCCTGACTTTCAACGTGTCAGAGACTGATTCAGACACCATCGAGACGTTCTTGGACGCTAGAGCTGGGGACAATGAAGCGTTTGATTTCACGCCACCGGGTGAGGGCAGCAGCTCCAAGTTTGTCTGTGAGGAGTGGAGCAAGTCAATTCCATACTTGAACCGTGCCACGATTCAGGCAACATTTAGGGAAGTCTTTGAACCGTAATGGCATTCACTGCATGGGCCGCTAGCACTGCTTTTTCTATTGGTGACGTTCGACGCGCCACAGCATTGCAGCCAAGCGGCTTAGTTTTTCGTTGCACAACCGCTGGAACGTCTGCCAGTTCAGAGCCGGAGTGGCCTACAGACATTGGAAGCACTGTCGTTGATAACACGGTCACATGGACGGCGATTAGCTCAATCCATGAGGAGTTAGCCAAGCTTGCTCCAAGCGCAATTATCGAACTGTTTGAGCTGCATTTTGATAATGACCTGCACGGCGCAACGACAGTCGTGCGCTGGCACAGCGGGGCGAATGCAGATGTTGACGGGAACATCCTTTGGAACGGCAACAGCTATTTCAGGCTGCCTGTAAAAGCAGAAGGGTTTGAGTACACCAGCACTGGCAGCTTGCCGCGCCCGACTTTAACGGTCGCCAACCTGAACAGTGATATTACGGCGCTGCTTTTAGATGTGAACCTTGTCACGCCAGGGAATGACCTTACAGGCGCAGAGGTGAAGCGTATCCGCACGCTAAAAAAATTCTTGGATGGCGAGACTGCTGCGGATCCTTATGCAAGTTTTCCAGAAGAGATTTGGTATATCGACCGCAAGGCATCTGAAAATCGTGATGCTGTGAGCTTTGAGCTGGCAAGCAAGTTTGATATGGCTGGAACGGTTGTTCCCAAGAGGCAAATCGTCGCAAACATCTGTCAGTGGGAGTATCGCAGTACAGAGTGCAGTTATTCAGGCGATGACTTTTTTGATGTTAATGACAACGCTCAGACCGCTCGCGCAGATGATCGTTGTGGCAAGCGTCTAAGCAGTTGCAAGGCACGGTTCGGTGCTTCCGCTGAGTTGCCTTTTGGATCGTTCCCAGGTGCTGGCTTGACCCAATGACGCTGCCACCGTCAATCAAA